GTTAAGAGAGGGTCTCCCCTCTATCCCAGGCCGCGCCTTGCTGAAGTCAGGGCTCAACCCCGCGAAAGCGGGAGACGAGTTCCTGAACTATCAGTTCGGCATACGGCCGATTATCGCTGACTTTAAAAAGTACGCGAAGGCTGTCAAGGAATCTGAGAAGATCCTGAAACAGCTTGAACGCGACAGCGGTAGGAATGTGCGACGTCGCTACGACTTCGCTACCAGCAGTACGACGAGCATAACGCTAAAGCCCAACACCTACCCGGTGGTGGGCCCGTCTAATACTGCTGGCACGGGCACACTAAGTACAGAGATCCACGACCAGGTTGACTACTGGTTCGAGGGAGCGTATACCTATCATCTTCCCCCACAGGGGAGTTTTGCTAGGTATGCGTCGGAGGCCAATAAGCTTTATGGCATTCGTCCTTCTCTCTCAACTCTGTATGAGTTGTCTCCGTGGAGCTGGGCAGCAGACTGGTTCGTTAATGCGGGAGACGTTATGCATAATCTCTCCGCATTCCAGAATGATGCTCTTGTTCTCCGATACGGTTACCTGATGGAACATCGTGTCCGAACGGTGACCTACAGTATCGTTGGCCGCTACCAGACAGTGTCTGGTGACATCGCGGTGCCTGCAAAACAGATTTTCCGGTGTGAAACTAAGCGCCGGGTGCAGGCAACACCATACGGGTTTGGCCTAACCTTCGACGGCTTCTCGCCGTCACAGCTGGCCATCATTGCGGCTCTTGGCTTGTCTAAGGCGTCGTAGACCAGGGCGGGTTAACCCGTCCGATCGCAACACCCTGCTGCTTTAAGGCAGCAGGACCAACCAACGGGGCATAAGCCCCTCAACCTGCAAGGATGTGCCATGTTTTCTGACCCGATTGTGCTCAAGGTCGCTGGGGTCAACACCCACACGCTTCCGCGTACCGGTGTTGGTCCTTCGTCCGCGGTTTACACCAAGGACAACGACCTCATCAAGACGACGATCTCTCACCAGAACGGTAAGAGGAATCGACGGCTTGTCAAGCTCGATGTGAAGAAGGTTGCAGCCGACCCCCTGTCCACCTCGGTGAACAAGGAATACAGCTGTAGCATTCAGTTCATCATCGACGAACCCACGTATGGGTTCGACAACACCGAGATGCTCGCAAACGCCAAGCTCCTCACGGAGTGGCTTACCGAGTCCTCGGGCGCCAACATCACGAAGGTGTTGGGCGGCGAGAGCTAACAAGCTCTAGCTGCAGGTCAGACACTGCGTCAGACATGGCGCAGTGAACGCATGGCTACGGATACCCGAACTCCCGAAAGGAGCCGAGTTGAAAAGCCTAATGCATCTCTGGCAGGAGGTCCTCACTGATGTGGGGGCCTGGTGCCACGTCAGCACAGCCAGGGACTTGCAATATTTCCTGGCGCGTACTAAGAACGAAGGCG